GCGCCGCCCTTCGGGTTAGTGAGTGCTCACCCACGTTGGTAAGCGCTTACATTGTTAGCGAGCGCTCACTTACAAAATAAGTAAAATTATATGAGGCCAGGCTATCGATTTAAAAAATCAATCATGCCAATGGTGCGATTTATCCATGGGCAAACCTGTAACATCCGAGCCGATTTTAACGCCGTGGGCCTCTTCTATCTGTTTGGCCTTGTCATGACATCCCTTGCATAGCGATTGCAGGTTCTGGGCGTCATAGAATAGCGCCGTGTCGCCCTCATGGGGTTTGACATGATCCGCCACGGTGGCGAGCACGGTAAGCCCTAGCTGCGTGCAATACTCGCACAAAGGATGCTCGCGTAGCTGTAGGGCGCGCAATCGCTTCCAATGGGCCGTGTTGTATAGCCGATGATAATCGGGCTTGCCATAGGTCATAGCGCGAGAGTATAGGCGCAAAAAAGCCCGCTTAATAGCGGGCCTGGTGCAGCAATGAGAGGGCTACTCCCCTTTCGATGTGAAGAAGTAAAAGAGGATCGCCAAGGCTAGGCACACGATCCAGACGATAAGAAGCCAGGCGACACGGGCAAGGTTAAGAATCATTTGCTTTCGCTCCCTTGTTTGCACGGCTCATATTCCGTGCCATTCCATACCTGCAAGTCTTCTCGCTTTGCATGCTTAGAGGATCGCAAAGCCTCTCGCATAGCATCATCGGGGCTAGATGCGCCTATCATAATCCAGCCATAAGAACCTCGGCAGCGATAGCTTGTAAGGCCTGGTGCCGCTAATGGCTTGTTGCAGATGTTTGATTCATTACTCATTTTGCATCCCTCCATTCTTTGCAGGCCCGGCTTGATAAATAGTACTGCACACTTGGATCGCTCATTCGATATTCCTTGACCATAGCGCGCGCTTCTTTAAATGATTCAAACTCGTCCACCGTTTCAAGGTAGCGGCCGTCTTTACGTTGAATGTAGGTCATGGTCTATCTCACAACTCGAACGGATTTATATTCACGCTCGCACGCTTCACCGCCAGTGCTGTCCGAGCGTTTTACTTCAAGGTGAATAGGCTCCCAGCCCGTTGACCTACCAACCCAAAAGCGCCGCTTCTCGCCATAGGTTGTTTCTACTTCAACTCTTCTCCCTTCTAAGCCTTTAAGCTGGGGGGTCAAACATTCAAAAGTTCGATGCGCCTCTTTTTCGCTGGGGCTCAGCTTTTGCCATTTATCCCAAGTCATGCTCATTTTTCGGTTCCTCTCGTTTAACCCGGCAATGTCGCCGAAAATGCGCCCAATGAAAGGCGCATTATCTGGGGCACTAGGCTAAATTGATATCGCGCATGACCGCCTTTAGCGCCGTATCAATATGGACGTCATTCATGTAAGCATACAATGGCAGGCCATGCCCGATTTTGAGTTTTGATGCGTATATCAAATCCCAGCGAAGCCTCTTTTCAGTATCTTTGACCGCCGGGCTATTTTTCAAAACCTTGATATGATCTTGAATAGCCGCCATGCCCAGGCGCGCGACCGCCGATTGAATCGCGGCCTTTAACTCTTCGTAATGTTCGGGTTTAATCTTCATTTTAAAGTCCTAACTGCGCAGCAATGCGCTCTATTTCAGAATATGGGATTTGGTGACATCCCACGGTCAAAACATCATCAGCGAAGCCTTGCACGGTGTAATGGCCAAGGCGAATATGCCTTTCAGATACCGATACGCGCTCGCCGCTTTCGTGCCAGGCCTTAATCACGGGCCAGAATCGCCGCGCATGATCTACGGGAATTTCAGCGCCGCGCGATGTCTGGACAAGATCGCCTTGAACCCGCAAGGCCGTAACTTCGAAGCCATACCCTACGTATGCGCCCACGCGCCATTGTTCCAGCCGTTCGGCTTGTTCGGCGGCCCGTTTTGCCTGTGCAACTTTCAATTCCGCCGCTTGTTGCGCCATGCGGGCTTGTTCGGCCTTTTTCAGCGCATCCAGATTTGCAGGCGCGTCATACTTCACGCCGAAAAACTCTGCGATATCTACAAGGCTTTGAATGTATTGCGCCGCTTCAGCCTCATACTGCCCGCGCCTGGTGCGCGCCTTTTCGGCTTTCGCCAAGGCTTGCGCCGCTAATTGTTCGGTGAATCTCACCGCGTCACGATCCAGCATACCGCCGATGTTTACGGCAGATAGACGGCTCGCGCCGCGTGGGACTCCGTATCGCCGTAACAGCTTCACACCGCTAGGGATCGCGCGCCGCATATCCGCTTGGTGCCCGCTTGTTGTCATGCTATAGGGCGTGTGATTCAAAATGACGGCCTCTTCGCCCGCCGCATTAGTCACAAATTCGCCGATTGCAGTCGCGTAGGAATACAACACGCCTTCAACAAAAGACACGCTCGAGCATTCGCCACGCTCTTGAACCTTGTTTGCCCAGAAATGGAACACTTCGGCGGTATTTTTAAGTTTGGTTCTCATTTTTGAATCCTCCACAATTGCACTTGCGTTAAAGAAACCCCTAATTGAATCGCTAAAAAATCTGCCAGCTCAGGGGATTGTTGAAACAGCGCTTTATATTCGGTGCGCGTCATGACTACACCCGCCCACACGCTAATTGTTTTATAACGGATAGGCCTTTGCTTTCTGCCTCATTGATAGCCTTGCGCCTAGCTTCGCTATCACTTTGAGCTTGAACATAAGCCTTATATCGGCTTGTAACTCTACCAGGGGCCTCTTTTATTTCTAAAATAACCAAATATTCTTTCGTCATGATTCGATCCCTTTTTAACGTGTTGAACATGGGTGAATCATCCGCCTTATTAACGCTCGCGTCAACAATATTTTATGCTTCGTTATAGGCCGCTCGGCCTGGTCTAGTTAGTGCCCGCTTCGCCTAAAATGTAAGTGAGTACTTACTAACCAAGAGGACAAAAAAGTGAGCGCTTACCAACCTGGACGCGCCCGTTCAAAAAGTCACGTCCGATCTCAAACCTAAAGTTTCCCTTGAACGCAAAGTTTCCCTATCATAAAGTTTCCCTCATAAGATTCCATATTTTTAGAGCAGGGTAATCACGGGGCATCGCTAAGTCCTTGTTGTATATACTACTACCCCTAATATTATTATTTAAAAGGGTAAGTTAAGTATATGAATATAATAGCATTACGTGATAAACACCCTGTACCCCGCTAAAATATATTGCAATCTATAAAGTATATCTATAGTATATAACTATATATAAGTATATGTATAATAGGAGCGTAGAGAGATAAGTGAATCACCCACCGTTTTCAGGTGAACACCCCTCAAACCCGCGCCCCTATTGGTTTTCAGCCCACCCCACTTACCCCGAAAAAAGGTGGGGTACAACTTAAGGAATCTTATATGGACAGGCTAGAAGCGATACAAAAAGGATTTACAGAATATGACTCTACGGAACAATGCGCTACATGCGGATCGTATCGGCGCTATACGAAGCGTAGGAGATGCGTAGCGTGCTGGAAGAAACAGGTGGAACGATCGGACAGCCCTCGCCAACTCGCCAAAACCGCCGGCCTTAAGACTTACCAAACGGGGAAACCGTGCCGTAATGGCCACATCGCGCCACGCTATACGCAGAGTGGAGCGTGTGCCTTGTGCGTCAATCCGCCCAAGGAGACCGTCTCCGTCAAACTTGAAGTCCACCCACAGGACGTTCCGGCACTCGAAGCCTACGCTACCGCCCTCCGGTTGACCCGCCCTTCCCCCTAGAGATATACTGATCAGGCAGGGCGCAAGACCGTAAGACCAATCCTGCTTTTCGCTACCATTCATAGGAGAAGCATCATGTCTATCGATCAAGTACGTTGCAAAATGCGCTGCCACAGCGTTCCAGATGTCATTACCGACGAAGCCCAGCCCATCACTTTAGGCGCGGTTTACGAGCCCGACCAAGGGCAACGTGATCTCCCAGAGAACGCGGTTTACGGTAAGTACACGCCCTGGGGAGAGTTCAAAGCGGGGATAGCAAATCCCGCGGCAAAAGAGTTTTTCAAGCCAGGCAAAAGTTACTACATCACCATTACCGAAGCTCCCGACTAGCAGACAAAAAAAAACCCGGCGCAAGGCCGGGATAGGGGAGGGTGAGTAACGCTATTCCAAGATACGCCATTCGTCCCAGGTTGTCCATACCGGGCCGAGCTGATTATAGGTGCAACGTGCGATCCAAAACGTAGGCTTGCACTCGCGGAAAGTCTTGCCGCCCAGCCACCGGTACTCAACGCGCTTGAACGAGCCGAGCGGTTTGTTCCGCAGCGGATCGTCAACGGGTAGGCGGGCTAGGTAGATCATCGCTTACCCTTTTTGTGCCGAGCCCGTCCAGGCGCTGCACGATCGACCCAAAACGGTTCCTTGAGTACCGGCGGGCTGACCGTGATCAATTCTTTCGCCATGGTGCGCGCAAGCTCCCTTAAAGCCTGGCTTTTACCGTTATGCCGCAATATCGTCACCGTGACGTATGGGCGGCTAGATCCTGTGCGAGTCGCCTGTAAGACCTTGATAAAGTCTTCATCTTCTGTCAAGACTAGGATTTTATTCGACCCGCTCACTGGCACACCTTTCACAGTATCGTCTCGTTGCGTAACTATAAGGACTTTTGGGCACGCCCGTATCGAAGTAGCGCGACCCCCTACCGATCGTCACGTTGCACCGCACGGACGGGTAGTGCCGGTCAAGCGCATCGCATCGATGTGGCGATCGAGCGACACGCCACTTGCCGGCGGGAAAGCAGTCCGACCTCTTCAAAGCGGCAGTACCTTCAACGCTCGCGCTCGAATGAAGTTGGTGTATTCCACGTAATCTCGCCTGTCTGGAAACCGTGGAGTGGCGTATAGCGTCACGTCTCGAAGGCTTCGCAGCATCCATGGGTCTGAGAGGTACTTCATCTCATACACGGCCTTGTCGGCAAAGACGCTATCAGCGAAGCCTTGCGTAGCGTCATCGTAGTTCCAGGCCAGCACGTAGACCCGCTGCTTTGGCTGATACGGCACGCCGCGGATATACTCGTCCCACTTGGCTTCACCGAACAACCGGCGCCCGATTGTATCTATCCTCCTTGCCTGGAGCACTGTGCCTCGGATAAGGCCTTGCTCCATGGCGTCAGACAAGATCCCAAGCTCATAGCCTGAAACTTGCGGCGCGTCTTTGTTCAAGGCGTCCCAGCACTTCTCCGCCCGCTCCGACAAACTCGGTACAACGCGGGCTGTCATCGGAACCACCAGGCGACCATGAGCGCCCAGCCAACGATACAAAGCGCAACGATGGCGAGATATGCGCCCGACTTCTCGGCTTCCATCGGCGGCTCGACGTGAACGCGATACGCGACGATATCGGAAAAATGATCATCGTGTCGCCAGTAAAATACTTCTGCGGTATCCTGCGGATAAGATTCCAACTCCGCGCCATTACGGAACCGCAAATCGACGCGCGTACCAGGCGGAACAGGGCACTCGCCACCGTTCCATTCGATCCATGGGTTAGTGTTGGTCATACGGCCTCCGCTTTGGCGATGGCTACATTCAGGCTTTCACGCGCCCCTTCAAGACGGCTTAGTCTGGCGCTGCCAGGCGCATCAAGTTCGTCATAGTGTGCTTGCGCAGCCATCAGTTCTTTTGCCGCGGCCAGCAATTCGTCGCGCTGATCTTTCCACTTGAGCATTAAATCAACCATAGCCTTTGCATCCGATTGATCGCACGCTTCCAAGCGCTCAGTCGCAATTGCAGCACAAGCATTGACGCATGCAACAATGCGGCGAGCGTTGGCATCACAAGTATCGCCCTCAACCCACGATTCGCTGCTAACACCGAGATGACCAATCATGGTTTTATGCCCGTTGATATCAGCGTAAATTGCAAGGCTTTCCGCTTGCCAAGGCTCCGGTGTGTGCTTAAACATAAAGTTTCCCTCCGTTAAATTAGGTACGACAGGATCACTCTATACCTTATTGACGGACGTGTCAACAATTATCTGCGCTATACCGCTTCGCCACATCTGCCGCCACCGTGATCAGTAAATGCGGGCTGTCACGCTTGACGAAGAGGCGCGGCTTGCCGTTGTCGGGTTGCACGATGTTGTTCACGCGGCCATCTGTCAAAGCCGGATGATAGTCATAGCCCAAGCCCTGCATCATCTCGCGGCGGCGGATGTGGGACAAGCGGCGCGCGGCGTTCATCTTCTCAAGCAAGCGTTCCAATGCCATGCTGGATACCCAGCCACCGGAGAAGCCCGGCAAGCCCTGTTCGATGGCTTCCAGCACTTCCTGTTCAACGCCACCTGTGCTCCGCTCGATCGCTTCACTGGTCGATGAAGTATCCGGTGCGCGTTGGCACCGACCGGCAGGGTTGAACTCAGGATCAATAGGGTACGTGTTGAGATAGTGCGCGACGATGGCATAGCCGTCACCCTTGAGCCAGTCGTAGAGATCAGTAAAGTAGCTACCGGGGAAGTCGCGATGGATGTCAGCGACCGATTGCTGGGCGGAGAAGAACATAGCGAAGCGGCGACCGTTGGCCGACTTGGGCACAGCGTCCTTGTTGTTCGCGTTGAACATGAAGTTGCCGCATATATCCGCCGAGATCTGGTCTACCCCCTTCCCCTCGATCTCCAAGCCATCGCCCCCCGTGATCATCGGCTTCAATTCCTCGATGATGTCGAGTGTGGTCATGCCGCTCGGACGGTAGATGTCTTCCACGGCGTAAAAAAGCTTGTTGAGCATCCAGCCGTTGAATTGGTTACTGAGCTTGCTCGCTTTGGGCCAATGCGTATAGCGGCGACCCACGGCTTCCGCAACGCACCGAGAGAGCAAGGACTTGCCATTGCCTTCCGCCCCCTGGACGACCGGCGCCCATTGGAACTTGACGCCCTTATGCTGGATGCAGGCGGCCATGTAGCTCAAGAGGATACGTTGATCACGCTCGTTGGGGAGTAACTTGCGCACATGGTTGAGGAACGGCGTAGCGTCACCGGATATCATGCGCACTTCGGCCGGCCAGTACACGTTGACGGCAGACCGCCCCTCCCTCGTGACGATAGAACCAGGTGCGAGATCCGGCCTAAAGCATGTCGTATCGGCACGCGGCGCACGAAATGCTTGTGACTCGGTAAAAGCTTCCCAAGCGTTACGGCTGGTGCGCTCGTTGCCCGCGTCCATCATGTAAGTGAAGCCGCCGAATTGCGCGCGGAATTGGTCGGGGCGAAGCATCTCGCCGCCTGGCACCATGACCTTGTGGGCGTCTCGCACGTAGACGCAACCTGCAAATAGCTTGATCTGGTTGTCGATGGAGAGGAAGGTCGTGCCGGTGACCCGAGAAGGCATCACGCAGTCTTGTTGCGGTACGACCGTACCTTCCAGGCGCTCGACCTGCTTGTCGATCAGCACGTCACGCTGTTGGGCCACGGCAGACAAGATGGTGCGCGGCAGGTAGTCTTCCCGTTCCCACTTCTCACGTACCAGCCCCGATAGGCGCATGAGCCCCAGGATGCGCTCGCAGTTACAGCCTGTCCAGAAAGCGAGATGCTGGGCGAGCGCGCGGTCGGCGGAAGACTCGTCAAACTCGCGCTCGTTGTCAGGGTAGGCCAGCGCCAGGATCTCGACGTTTCGAGTCCACAGGTCGGCAAAGGTGGCACTCTGCCCAAAGGCGGCCTTGGCGCTTGCCGACTTGAGCGCACGGCGGATCAAGTCATCATCTTCGAGCGGGCCGTTCCAGTCCGCTCTTGGCTCGACCGTCCAGTTGGCAATCTCTGAGCCCGCTTTGGCCTGGAAGTAGTGCTCGACCAGCCAAGGTAAAACGTGGCTCATATCGGCCGCGGCGTTGCCGATAGCCCCCTTCCCTGTCAGCGCAACAAAGCGGCCCTCGGTGTAGAGTTCGAGGCCGTAATGGACATTCTTGCACGCATGGGGCGGGCAGGTGCCGGTGCCGAAGATGTGGAGACCGCGACCCGATTGGGACACTTCCACCGCGGCGCCCGAGAAGGCCTGCATGAGCGAGTTGGCCAATTCGTTCCAGGCCGTGCCGTCCGGCGTTACGCATCCATCGAGGTCGAGGAAGAAGAACGGGTCATGAACCGTGAACACGAAAGCCACGCCGAAGCCCTCTCCAAGCATCTCGGCTTGAGCGCATGCCTCGGTGGCGGTAATCCAGTATTGCGGATCCTGTGAATCGATGACGGCCTTGGCCGCCAATGAGTAGGGCAATTTGTCCATCTTGCCCGGCTTGCGGGTGCTCGGTACGAGTTTGTAGAGTATGAATTGCCTGTACTGGCCGAGCGCGGCCAACGCCTCCGGTAACTGCTGCATGGCGCGCTCTATCGTGACATATAGAGTTTGAGGGCGGCGTCCTTGACTTCCTGGGGCGCTTTCTTCGCTTGGGCATCACCTTGAACCAAGGCTTGCGCGATGATCTCAAGGATAGGGCGCTCCGCGTGGATCGCCGCTCGGATGACGGCGCGCTTGAGCTGCGGCATGGTATTAAAGTACCGGTTGACGAGCCCACAGGACACGTTGGCTTCCTTGGCCACGGACTCGCGTTTCAGCTTCTCCAAGCCTTCCCGCTTAGCGACCATGAGTGCCGCGTCGAGAATCATCTGTTGGCGGTCTTCCGGCTTTTGTCGATAGAATCGAGCGTTCATTACGTTTTCCTCTTTGATTGTTGCGTCAATAGTATTACGGGAGTGACGGGTAGGTCAACAATTATAATGACCCTCGGCCATTACAAAATGCCGCATCCCCGCCCAAGGCGTTGACATGGTTGATCCAGTTCTGTTGCGCTATCTCTCGATCCGTGCCGCTCCACCGCCAGCCGCCCGACTTGCACTCGCGGGACAGGAATTGACCGATGGTATGCCCGACATGCGCAGGCGTGATCAACACTGGCCGAATCCCTATGAGGTCGCCCGACTTAATCAGCTTGTTCATCTTCTCCGAGTCGTTCGCCAGGCCATAGCGGATAAAATTGCCCTTGTCGTCATAGCACGCCCCGACATTGTTCCGGTAGAGCCGCATGCCCTTTTCAGACGCTTCGAGCCGCACCTGGGCGACTACGGCCGCTTCGGAACTATCGTCACGCGGGGTCGAGAGTACGCCCGTGGCATCCAGTAACTCGCGTAACGCTTCGGGCGGGATGTGCCAGCGGGCGGCCCATTGGGATAGGATCATGTCGCACTCCCTTGAATATTATTTTCCGATAGCCACGCTTCGATACGCTCGCGCAGCGCTGTAGCGTCCTTGACGCCGAGTGTCTGCGCGGTCATCACATCCACGCCCCAGGTCAGGTAGAACCGCTTTTGCACGACTCGGACATCCTCGCCCATGGCTGTCCAGTAACCGCCCCATAGGGCAATGGCGGCGCGTAGGTCACGCTGGGCTTCCTGCCGCTCCGTGTGGCGATTGTAGATTGAGCGTTGAACGACCGATGACTGCCACGACGAGATATTGGGCGCCCCGTCGATACGATCTATCTCACCGCGTAGGTGCGCGAGGAATATCGGATCGAGTTCGTGCAGATCGCCATCCACGTACTCGGGCAATGACCGCGCTACGATGGTTGGTTTGACGTTGCAATAGGGGCATTGCGTGAGGCGACGAGGATATGCCGCCAGGCAATTGAGGTTGTCGCACACTCGTACCGCTTCGGCATCGACGGCGGCAGCGCGTTTGCGCTCTCCACGGTCTAGCGTCCAGTCCGTCTTGGCATCGGGCGGCCCATGGCGCACAAAGTTGCCCACGTGGTCGATGATGATGGCGTATTCCTTACCCTGCATCGGGCGTAACGCACGGCCCATTTGTTGCGCGTAGAGACTGAAACTTTCCGTCTTGCGCACGAACGATACGACCTCGATTGCAGGAAGGTCGAAGCCTTCGCCCAGGATATCGACTGACGTGATTTGCAGGATTTCGCGCTTCTCGAACCGGCGCAGAATGTCCGCGCGTAACTCGTCGGGCGTCTCCCCCGTCAGCACTTCGGCCGGCACACCAGCGTCACGATAGGCCTGAGCTAGTTCCTTGGCCGCTTCGACATCGACGGCAAAAGTAACGCCAAGCTTGCCGGTGGCGAGCCGCTTGTAGTGCGATACAACATCGCCAACGATACGGGTGGACTTATGCACCGCAGCGCGCAGTTTCGGGAGGCTGTAATCGCCGGAAGCCGTCACGTCCACGGTGGAGTAGTCCACGTCACTCGGCGGTACGAACACGCGGTAGTCGCACAGGAAGCCCTGGTTGATCAAGTCGCGCATCGTCGGGCCTACAACCAGGGCATCGGCAAGCCCGTCAGCGTGACGACCAAGCCCCTTACGATCGGCTCGTATCGGAGTCGCGGTGGGGAGTAGTCCTACGGCATTGGGAAACATCGCGGCGGCTTTTCCCCACTTGTTCTCGCGCAATACGTGGTGACAATTATGGACAACTATGCCGTTGGCGATGTAGGTGTGCAAACCTTCAACTTCGATATTGTAGACATAACCGTCATCGTCACGCGATCCGTTTCCGTCAGAATCTCCGCGTTGGTAAACCTCAAGGTAGTCCACCCTAGCCCAGCTAAGAACGCTTCTTTTTTGCGATCCTGTTCTCGTCGTACCCCCGTATGGCTCGCCCCATCCGCTTCGAGAGCAATCTTCATCGACGGATGCGCTAAGTCCGGCTTGTAGCAAGTCGGGTAGCCCGAGCCTCGCGGCATCCGCGTCTTGATTGGGTACTGCGCTACAAAGCCTAGATTCTCGAAGAGCACCAGGAGCATCGCTTCCGCTTGACTTGGCGGTCTCCCGTTCCCGCCCTGCTCCCTCGGACGGTGGCCCAGCCGCTTCATCGTGGCCGACACTTTCAGCCTCGTATGGGCGTGTTGCATCGGATTGTTGGCTTTCATTCGAGCCGAGGCATGCACCTTGTTCGTCCTGGCCATGGTCTCGCTCGATATCCGAGAGCGGTACGCTTTGGAACACGCTATGCCGCAATACGCCCTCTGCGTCTTTTTCCATTGGCTGAATCGATGACCGCTGAGATCTGCCGTTTTGTCGCACTCGGAACACGGTACTTGCGGCAGTTGTCGAGGCGGTCTCGGTTTCTGGGTTGCCGTGCGGTGGGCATAGCCGCAGGTCTTGTTGCAAAATATCAGACCCGTCTTGCGTAACCGATACCGTTGGCTTTCCGTTGTCGATTCGATTGTCTTCCCGCATTGCGTACAGTTCATCTATCAGTACCTCGTCATCGAGAGTTAAGTTGCCAGCCTCGACCCAACCGCGCCGAGTGTAAAAAGGGTGACCTTGCGTGCATCTTAATACATGGTGTCCTACTTTAACACGCATCATGTATTTAGGTGCGACATTTTTGAACATCCGAACCACGGCACGTTGCTCGACCGCTCCGGTTTCCTCGTTAAAAGCCGACACGATATCCCCGGGCCGCAGGCTCTCAATAGGCTTACCATCAATCAAGGTGCCCGCAACAAAACACTCGTCTATGCACCAAATTTTAACTGAGGCAAACCATGGGTCGCGCGGATCGAGATTGACGAGCGTATCGACGCCGGCCACCGCGACCGGACTGTTCCGATTGGTGAAGTCCTGGCCGACCAGCTTCATGTGGAGACCAGCGATACGCCTACCTAGCTTTGAGTCGCCGATGACGCGGTGGCGCACTCCGTTACGAGCGAGTGCTACGCTCAACTGGCTCACAAGTTCCTTGCGGTGCGCGATGGCCACGGCTGGCGCCTTGAACGCCTTGAGCACTTCGGAGATCACGACCGTCTTACCGCCGCCGGTCGGCAACACCATCATGGTCGCTTTGGAACCTTGCTGGTACGTCTGGAACACCGTGTCGAAAAGGTCTTGTTGGTACGGGCGAAGCGTGGGCATAAAATATTTTGCTTAAAATTAGTTGACCGAGCCGTCAGTATGCTTTACGATTTGTCTCGTAGTCAACTTTTATTTTCAACGGAGACATAAAAATGTTCCTTATCAAAGATGGTGTAATCGAAGCAACCGCGCCGACCATGGCCGAGGTCAAAGAGCTGTACCTTTTCGTGCGCAAGGGCGGCAACGAGCCTGCTCGTCCCCTATTAACTGACGATGATGCGCTGGCGGATCTCAACGGTACGCCTCGGCCTGATTGGCCCGCCGGTACTCCCGAACCAGAGCCAGCCGCGCCCCTGAAAGCAGCTTTACCCTTCAATGCCGCCAACACCTACAAGGACGGCGATTCGGCACTGATCGGCGACAAGGTATTCACGAAGCACAAAGGCCAATGGATCGACCCGAGCGCTATCCCCGTGGCCGAACTAGAAAAGCACGAGGCAGAGACCGCCGACCCAAAGCAGATTTTCGGTGCCCACTCTACTGCGGGTGCCGAAGCGTTGACGACTGCCCCCGTGGATACGCCGGCAGCTTCTTCGATCCCGACCCCGCCTGCCGCACCCGTACCGCCTGCACCGAGCCTCGAAGTTACGGCGCCTGCCCCTACGGCACATGCGGCCCCTTCGAGCCCTGCCAACGGCGTCATGCTGGATAAGCGCGGCTTGCCATGGGACGCCCGTATTCACAGTTCCAGCAAGGCCATCCTGTCCAACGGTAACTGGCGGAACATGCGTGGCGTTGACGCCGCTTTGGTCGCCCAGGTCGAAGCGGAACTCTACGCAACAATGAAGGCTGCGCCGGCCGCTATTGTCATGCCAGCGGCACCGGTTGTGCCCGCTCCTCCTAGCGCCGAGGCCGACCCTACCGACTTCGCCTCGCTTGTGATGCTCCTGTCCGACTTGCAGCTCAAGGGCCGGATCACCAAGGAACAAATCGGCGCCGTGGTGAACGACAACGGCCTCGCGGCACTACCGGTACTAGCGAACCGTCCTGATCTCGTCGATCCTGTATGGCAAGGCATCAAGGCGCTCTTGGTATGAGCGAACACGCACGATTAGCACCGTCCAGCGCCGCAAGGCGCCGGGCGTGCCCGGGCTCCCTACAGATGTCCGAGCGGCATCCCGAAACTGAGGAAACCGAAGCGGCACGAGAGGGCACCGCGGCGCACGAGGTCATGGCGCACTTGCTGTTACAAGGCGTGCTCTTACCGATCGGCCACGTCTGTTCCAATGGCGTAGTCGTCACCGACGAGATGCAAAGCGGTGCGCTGCTCATAGGCAACAACGTGAAAGCCGTAATGGAATCAAACCCCGGCGGCCAGTTGCGCGTCGAGGAACGGGTCTCCATCGCCAGTATCAATCCCGAGTGCTGGGGTACGCCGGATGTGAGCTACTTCACAGGTTCCGCGCTATACGAGTGGGACTACAAGTTCGGCCATGGCTTCGTGGAGGTCTACGAGAACTGGCAGTTGATTGAGTACGCGGCGGGCTTGCTCGACCTCTACGGGGTCAACGGCATGTCCGATCATCACATCATGGTTCACATGCGTATCGTCCAACCTCGATGCTTTCACCCCGAGGGCCAGATCCGCGAGTGGAAAACCCTGGCCGTCAATCTACGGGGCCTCTTCAATGAGGCGCGTAACTTCGAGGCGGCATCGCTTGAAACACTGGCGGCGCTCACCGTTTCGGAAGAGTGCGACTATTGCCCCGCGCGGCACGCTTGTACCGCTTTGCAACATGCGTCTCTGAAAGCGTGCGATCGTGCCTATGAGTCGAACCCGTTTGACCTACCCAACGATGCACTTGGGCGAGAAGCGGCGACACTTGACCGGGCAATGAAGCTACTAGAAGCTCGCAAGACAAGCCTAGAAGCGCAAATTGAAGCCAAGATACGGAACGGCGAGCAAGTACCGTATTGGGCGCTGGGGCGCGGCCAGGGCAAGTTGCAATGGAAAGTCCCTTCGGCACAAGTCGTAACGCTCGGGGATCTCATGGGCGTGGATTTACGGAAGCCCGTCGATGTGGTCACGCCTCGGCAAGCCAAGGAAAAGAAGATCGACCCTGCGCTAGTCGAGCAATTTAGCGAGTTCGTACCGGGCAAGATCCAGTTGGTCAGAGAGGATAATTCTTTGGCCGCAAGAGTATTTGACGCAAAGGTCAATAAGTAGTATCGTACATTTTCATTCACCTAGAACGGAGAAACATCATGGCAGAAGTTCACGCATTTACTACGCCGGTCGGCCGACTTGTCGGTGGATCGGTTTCACGCGCCCGCGAAGTATTGGACGCCAACAACAAGCCGCGCCTGATCACCACGGGGGTCGATATCGGCAAACCGATGATGGAGTATAGCTTCGGTATCGCCATTCCTAAGACGCCAGGCGCTACGCATTGGTCGCAAGAGGCATGGGGCGCACCTATCTGGGCGATGGCCCACGCTTCATGGCCAAACGGTGAGGCGCAACGTCCAGACTTTAGCTGGAAGATCACTGACGGCGACTCGACCATCCCGAACAAGAAGGGCCGTAAGCCATGTGACCAGGAAGGCTACAAGGGCCATTGGGTCATCTGGTATAGCGGCATGCTGGCGCCTCGCTACTACACCCTCATGGGCGTAGCGGAAGCGACCCCGCTTGCTGATCCCGAGATCATCAAAAACGGCTACTACGTGCAAGTCTACGGTAACTGCCGTAGCAATGCGCCAAGCCAATCGCCGGGCATCTACATGAATCACTCGATGGTCTGCCTCGTCGCATACGGCGAAGAGATCGTGAGCGGCCCAGACGTATCGGCAGCGGGCTTCGGCGGAGCACCTTTGCCTGCCGGTGCAAGCACAACCCCCGTGGCGAGCTTTACTCCGCCGGTAGCACCGCCACCAGCGGCTCCTGCACCCGTGGCCACGCCTGCACCTGCCGCAGTCATCGTGCCGCCCAATCCGGCCGTGATGCAGCCGCCCGCTCCGCCAGCGCCACCAGCGGCTCCCGTTCGCCAGTTGACCGAGAAGGCCAACGGCGCAACTTATGAGCAACTGATCGCGGCAGGCTGGAACGACCAGACCCTAGTTCAACACGGTTTGATGGTCGGTTAAGATGTACCGAGGCGGGCTTCGGCTCGCCTCGTTTCTACGGAGGTTTGACTATGTTCCATGAGATCCAGGGGTCGAGCGTGATCCTGAAAAGCGGCGGTGTGTTCCGCCAGGCTAAATGCTACAGCTACAACGGCACCGTGTTTGCCAAGTGGGGCAACGGGTTCATTAAGCTCAAAAAGTACATGAACGGTACGAGCGTTCCGCATGTGTCGTGGGAAGCCATCGACTTGCCGTTCATTCCTATCTTCTCGAACACGGGGGATATGAATGTTCCAACCGCCTAGCGTACACGACTTGCCCGCCGGATACCGGCTACGCGCGGGGCTAGGCTACTCCACGGTTTTGCCGGATTTGGACTTTGAAACGTATAGCGAAGCGGGATATATATGGAACGAATCGGAACAAAAATGGGGCGCCTTGCCCGGTGCGAGCGGAGACAAAAAAGGCCTGTCTATTGTCGGTACGGTGAGGTACTGCCAGCACCCGACTGCCCGCGTTCTCTCGCTCGCATACAACTTAAAAAATGGGTCTGGGCCGAAACTGTGGCGTCCAGGCGATTCGCCGCCAGCCGATTTAATAGCCTACGTACTGTCCGGCGGCGTCCTCGAAGCGCACAACTCCGCCTTCGAGTATTGGGTGTGGAATCTAATCTGTCGATCTCGCTATGGCTTCCCGAGCTTAGAAGTATCGCAGCTTCGTTGCTCGATGGCAAAGGCACGCGCGTACTCTCTGCCCGGCGCCCTAAAGAATTTGACCGAAGTTATGCCTGTTGCCACCGTCAAAGACCCAGACGGCGATCGACTGCTAAAGAAATTTTCCGTACCGAGGAACCCGACCAAGAACGACAAGCGCCTGTTTCTCGATCCCGCTACGGATTCAGTAGACGGGCCAAAGTTGTACGCCTACAACCTCACCGATATCAAATCCGAATCCGAAGTATCCGCGCTCATTCCCGACCTAGAGGGTGACGAGGCCGACTACTTCCTGATCGATCGTACCATCAATGTCCGAGGCGTCCACGTAGACCGAGCGAGCCTAGAGGCATGCTGCACTATCGTGACCGACATGCTCGAACGGAACGAAGCGGAACTCCGCGAGATCACCGAAGGGGTCGTGGAGACCGCGAGCCAGTTGGAACGCTTAAAGGGATGGCTGGGCGCGCGAGGCGTAATAGCCGATAGCCTAGACGAAGACGGCGTAGAGGCGTTACTGTCAGACCCATTCGAAGACCCCGTGGCTCGACGTGCGCTTGAGATCCGCCAGGCGGTAGGCTCAGCCAGCGTGAAAAAAGTCTTCGCCATGCGTAACCAGCTTCCTCCGGATAACCGCCTGCGTGAGCTATTCAATTATCACGGTGCCCGCACTGGCCGCCCGACCGGCGAAGGCCCGCAACCGACCAATTTGCCCAAGGCTGGCCCGAGCGTCAAACAGTGCCCCGCCTGTACGCATTGGTTTGGCTCCCATATCGATACAGTATGCCCGTGGTGTAACGTGCCGGTCGCGCCGGTCGTCAAGGCACGCGAATGGACATGGGAAGCGACCGGGGATGCATTGGCGGTCATTCGTACCTGTTCTGTAGACGCTGTGGCGCGTTATTTCCAAGACGTGATGCTCACGGTCTCGGGTAGCCTTCGCGGGCTCTTTACAGCCGCCCCAGGGCACGTCTTGATGTGTTCCGACTACTCCGCCATCGAGGGCGTGGTGATCGCGGCGCTATCGGGCGAGCAATGGCGTCTCGACGTATTCGCAACTCACGGGAAGATATACGAGCTATCGGCCAGCAAGATCACGGGGATTCCATTCGAGGAATACGCCCGCTACAAGGCCGAGACGGGACAACACCATCCAACGCGCGGCAAGGTCGGTAAGGTCGCCGAGCTGGCGCTGGGCTTTGGGGGCTGGGTCAACTCATGGAAGGCTTTTGCGGGCGATGATGGTCGTGTCGATGACGAGATCAAGCGACTCATTCTGGCGTGGCGCGAAGCCAGCCCGAGCATAGTGGAGTTCTGGGGCGGTCAAGGTCGCGGTAAGCCTTGGGGCAACAGCTACACGCCGGAACTCTTTGGCCTAGAGGGCATGGCGATCCGCGCGATACTTGAGCCTGACACCTGGTTCGACTATCGTGGCACGGCCTACCGTTACAGCACGTTCGCCGATGTTCTCTTTTGCCGCTTGGTGTCCGGCCGGTACCTCTCGTACCACAAGCCCCGCCTGGCACGAAAGCAACGCTTTGACGTGATTGAGTACGCCTTGTCCTATGAAACCTGGAACTCCAATCCGAAATACGGCCCGCAAGGCTGGGTAAGGATGGACACATACTCAGGGCGCTTGGCCGAGAACGTGGTACAAGCGACCGCTCGCGATATCCAGCGGCACGCCCAGATCCAGTTGGAGAAGCGTGGCTATCCGGTCGTCTTGCACGTTTACGACGAGAACGTATCGGAGGTGCCGATTGGCTACGGGAGTATCGAAGAGTTCGAGTCAATCCTGATGGACTTGCCGGAATGGGCGAAGGGCTGGCCAATCAAGGCTGCCGGGGGGTGGGTAGGTGAACGGTATTGCAAGAAGGATTAAAATAATTGTTGACACGTTCGTCAATAAGCGATACATTGGGGTCGTCATATACATTTTAACGGAGACCAAACCATGAAAGACTTTGCCCAACAGGAACGCCGCCGGTTCATCGAGAACGTGAGCGCCTTTCACCGCCAGGAGATGACATTCTGGGTCTTGGTGCGCTATGGTTTTGCCTGGACAGCTTCTCTTATTTTTAACACTCGTATGCCGCACGAAAGGGCTTAAATCATGATCCGCAAAGGCGAAAAATTCATCCACGATCTCACGGGCAAGGAAGTCACGGTTGCAGATCGAGGTCACTACCCAGACACTATCCTGGTCGAGATGCCCCCTGAGAAACAGGGCGAAGCGCCCCGTAAAGTAGAGGTCTACTTGCGCCATCTTACTGCACTGGCAGCAGGCGCTATGCTTTCGGGATGCTTGGCTTCAATGCCGACCGACAACTACGCGAATCAGCCCGAGCCGTATCGTCAAGGGCTTTACGATGGCTGCGTATCGGGTAAGGCGGCCACGGGTAACTGGACGTACCGGTTTCGTCAAGATCCGCAACGCATGAGCACCGACACGATGTACAAGACCGGCTGGGATGCGGGCTTTGTCCAGTGCAAAACCGAATCGGAACAATTGAACGCTATCATAAGAGGCCGCTGATCATGACTGAATACATCTCTAAAGAGGAAGCCGAGAAGATTGCCGTCCAAGTCGGGTTCATCCCTACCAAGGGCGCAAAGAATGGTCACGTTGAATATCTCAGACGCGCCATCAACCTTGCCATCGCGCAGAAGTTTGAGGTGGTTGGATATGGAGTATTGGCAAGCAACACAATGAAGGTGTCTAGCTTCTTGTTAGCTGACCATCCAGAAGCTGAGGAAAGGTTTGATTATAAACCAGAGCATATCTTGCCCCTCTACGCCCTCAAGGGAGACAGCAAATGAGCGACAGCAGCAACTATCACGATTATTTCGTTTACGAGAACGGAAAGCTTTATTGGAAAGTGCGCCCAAGAGAGCATTTTGTGTCGGATAGAGGGATGAAATCTTGCAACTCTAAAAGGGCTGGCAACGAGGCGGGGTACATTGATGCACAAGGATATGTGCGTGTAAGAGTTAACGATAAGTCAATCGGAGCGCACCGCGTCATCTATTGCATGCATCACGGGCATATGCCTGAATTTGTAGATCATATTGATGGGAACCCAACCAATAACATCATAGAAAACCTTAGGGCTGCAACCATTGAGCAGAACATGCAGAACTGTAAAACACCAGTTACCAATACTTCAGGATTTAAAGGCGTTTACTTCCATGCAGGGATAGGGAAATACACGGCTTCTATTCGTGTAAATAAAAAGCTAACGCATATTGGGACATTCTTCAGTATGCAAGAGGCAATTGATGCCAGGAAGCAAGCTGAAATCGAACATTATGGAGACTTTCGCAAAAATGGATAAATCAAGAGAGGCGTTTGAGGCGTGGAAATTACACATGCTAGAAAATAAAGGCTCTTTTTCAGAGCTTGATATTTGGCAAGCCGCCCAATCCCGCCATGCCGAGGAACGCGAGGCGCTGGTTGAAGAATTGCGTGAAAGAAACCTCAAAACGCTTAGACAAGCACTGAAAAATTGTGATGTGCCTGGCAATTACCAGCATGGAATCATCGACGAATTTAACCTTCTATCCAACAGCGCACAGGGTGGGGAAGATAGCGGGAGGGTGGAATGATTGATTACACATTGAAGTTTGTAGGCATCCTAACTGTTGCTGCTTTCGCATGGAAACTTCTATGGCCTATCTTAAAATCCGCTATGCAGACAACCAGTGTAGTTGCGCTTATGTTGGTTGCTTCCTATAAGCACGGAAACTTTAAGGCAATAAAATGGATGCGACTGCCAACCGTGTGGTGGAAGTATTACATTCGATTCTTATTTTCTTGGGGAGAAATAACCCGCATGTCCAATAAAAATTGGTCTTGGTCTGGGATATTTCGCTGGCACATATTCCCAGCCAACCAGCAACCAACGACAGATAAAGAGGTGAAGTGATGGCATTAAGTGAACCAAGGATAGTTTGCGCCGCTTGTCGGGATGCTACAGGACAAATAGTCGCTGCCCCGCGTCACTTTGACCAGACGATGCACGCACAGATTAAGGCGATGATGAATTACACCGCACCTTGGGAGCAAGGGTTCATCGACCAGCACGGCAAGTTCTACGACAGACAGCAAGCCTATGTCATTGCCCAAAACAACGGGCAGATAGTGCGAGTTATCGACCACGCGATAGGTACGCTTTACAGCGAAAATCTTTATTGAGGACTAACCCATGAACATTACAGACGATTTGATTGAAGATGCAAAGGCTGAAAATCTTTGGCTTGTCGCTAAGTGGTCGCCTTCGGAACAAGGTGTATCTATGGAGCTTATGAGTGATGGCACTATTAAGCTAGAAAAAAGCGGACACGTTATTGCGACAACCGCAGATGCTGTATTTTTCCAACGCCAGCGCGAGAGGCAGGCTGTGTCGAGCGGGTTCGATGAATTTATAGAGGGTATGACAGTTTCCGTCGATATAAGCACAGGAAAGCACGATATAGGGAATCGTTTGTTTGGTACGGTTTCGGAGGTTATGCATTACTCCGGAGGCGGTGATAAGAACGGCCTTGTCCTTCTTGTGCAAGACGTGGAGATTAATCTCCCTGAGCTTGATAGTGCTGGCTTTTTGCTTACCTACAAAAACGGAACAACTGAGTTCATTACTAGAGCGCCAGACAACTTTGAAATCCGGGAATGCAAGATTCAACCGCTGTACGCCGCCCCATCACCAGAGTTGATTAGTCCGCACCCCATTGTGGAAGAGACGCCCGCCCTAGCGTATCTTAAAGCTTGGTTACAAGACGTGCACGACATCGAAGTCAAGACGCAGTTTGAGCATACCTTGATTGACGACTTGTACGACCGAATCCAAGCGCTCCAAGCTACCAAAGGATAACTATGATCCGCGACTACCTACACTACCGGCGCATGGGTATCCGAGCGCTCCAAGCGATTAAAATGGCCGCCGTAAGGGTAAGTACCGTCGAACAGGTTTTGGGCGTGCTGGTGGCTCTCCTGTTGCTGGCGGCGACCCTGTGGTCATTGTGGATTGAATACGATATTCACTACGGCCAAGTAATCCACTCGGCACACCTGTCACGCCTGGAACTCAGTATCGAGCGGGACAAGACGGCGAAGTGGGAACGCCTAGCCGTAGCGTGCCTGAATCACCAGGCGATTACGGTAAACGGCCGGTCGATGTCGTGCCGGATCTCAGAACACAAAGAAGCGGTGGATCTATAGTGTCGCCGGAGCCCGCCCTAGCGTAACGGCCGGCTGGCTTTGGTACGGAGCGGGGCTATACTGCAACCGTGGCCGCGGCTGATCGAGCGCACGGTCTCCCCCGATGTGTACCGCCTTGTACCAATACCAGGCTCGAAAATCCGGCATGCCGTCCTCGCGGAGCATATCGTACAAGAGGTAGTCGGCGTCCGCGCGGAACGATCGGGGCAGGTATCCGTCTTTGATCAAGCTGTAAAAGAAGTCATGCACGCACGCGGCGCGCCGGGTATTGAAGGTGTTGATGGCTGGGAAGTTGGCGCTGAATAAAAACCCTTCGCGGATCTCATAGTCGCCGTTCGAGTGTAGCGTGCCATAAGGCGCGGTAATAGTCTCCGAGAGGGCGAAAGGCGCGGTATCGTGGTAAGGCCTGGCGACCACATATTTGTCGGCGTCTACGAATACGACCTGTTTCACACTTTGCATTTTGCATAGACCTCCACATCCGCCCCGACCCGATGGTATAGAACCTCTTGGCACGCACTACTTGGAAGCCATTGTACGAGCGAGCAGCCCGTCAGCGTCATCGAGAGGGCCAAAAGCCTTAGTACAGCCATACGACCTTGGGCGGCAAACCAGGTGCGCCTAGACCGAGATGAATGAAGTTTTTAGCGATGCCAATGCGCGTAAAGCCGAACTCGTAAGCCAAGCGTACCAGCTCGTACCGATCGGAGCTTGTGACGCACGCTACGTCTGCGCACATGCCCTTCGTGTGCTCGCCATTGGAGTGGGTCTTGCGCGCTTCGACCGGATGCGTGATATCGCGGAACCCGCTCGTGATCTTCATGGGCTTGTCGTAGCCGACCCGCAACCGGTACAAAGCGTCCATGAACTCGACGCGCATGCCGTTCTTGCCCGTATGACTGCAATCGAACTCCGCCTTGGTGAAGTACGGTGCGTATCGAGACCAATCGCTAACGATTGCCATGGTGCGCCTCTACGGTTCTGGGCTGTTGCCGGCGTTCAAAGAGGTACTTGGCGGCCAGCCCCAGGATGACTAGCGATGACCCTAGCGGTGGCCGCCAGCCGTAGAAAATTTCAAGGCACGTCCAAAACGCTCCGACACCGAGCAAAGCGTGGAATAGCCACACGAGGAAGCTCGTTTTCCACGACATGCTGTTGATGCTAGCTATGACGTGGTAGATGATGGTGACGCATGCGAGAACGAGCGAGATTAAAACTACGGTGTTGATAGAGGAAGTCATTTTTTAAGCAGAGCTCCGATGTTTAACTTCTTCCCAGCCTCCACAATCAACGGAACGGTGTTGATGGCCGTGAGGCCAATGATCCAACACGTCAGAAATTGCCCGTTGTCGGTGGTGATGCTGAGTTGATCGCATACGAAGCCGGTGCCAAACACCGCTGCATTTGTGCCAATGAATACGGAGAGGACAGCTTGGCCAGGCGTCAAGTTCTGAATGAACTTTAGCGAACAGATTGCCCCGAAAAAGCCGATGACGGCATACGTCAGTTTAAGTCCATATACGCTGCCGTCCATCGGTGATCTCCTACACGTTGTTAGTTTTGGCTGATTGTACCACTAAGCAAAAACGAAGTGCTCTAAAAAAGCCTCGGCGATGTGTTGCATGCCGGGGCCCGAGGGAGTAGTACCGATATGAGTCGGGTGAACGTACAGCCCGCCTTCGGGCAACGCCTCAGTTGCGGCATTATAGTAATCGTTGGTGCGAGCGATAACTACGGGCCAATCGGAAAACTCCGCAACCATGGCGTCAAGAGCGGCGTTCACGGCGTCCACGGTAGCGTTCGACAAACTGTAGCTCGTGCTTGCGGCGTTGATGTACGGTACGTGACCAACCACGATAGGAGCGGCCTCCGCAGGGGCTTTCAGCGTGCCCACGTAATCGATCATGTTGACCGGGCCTGCGACAGCGCCTTGAACTCGGATAGTATGCGAGCCAGGGCCAAATCCCTTATACAGCTTAGCCGTGTGGCCGTAGGTGTCGTTGGTCTGAGCCACGTTGACGTACGGATCTTGCACGACGCCATCGACCAACACTTCCAGATTGCCGTACCCGCCACTAGCTGTGGTCATCGTACCAACTACTACGTTATCGCCCTCAAACGTCCATTCGCGATACGCGACTCCGGGGCCTTGAGTCGTATATTTGGTGGTACTTCCCAGGGCATACGACCGATCGCCCATGATGGTATTACCGTTGCTCCATGACCCAACGGCGGACATTGCCGAAGCCAAACACTGAGTGTCAAGTAAGCCGACCACAATCATCGACCTGATATTGTTTACGATGCAGTTGAGTGAACCCCCGCCCTTCTGTAACAGGTCATTCAAACCGCTCAAGATGAACATGGTTTGAGTGCGATCTACAGGCTTAGTCAACGCTACGTTTGAAGCGGCTCGTACCTGTTGGCCATTGACCCCGTGGTTAGTCACGGGGCCGTGCAAGAAAGCCGGAATGATGGCGGATTGGCGGCCTAGAGTGGGGCCTACGGTAAAAGAATCACCGTAGTGGATCGTTCCTTTACCGTATAGGTTCCCCGTTTGGCTAGCCCCGTAATTCATTTTGATTGAGGTCAGATTCATTTCTTTTTCCTTATCGTCTAAAGTCAGTGTAACCGATGGTGTTGGCGTACAAATCAGTGCCGGTTGCAATAGAGCGAGCGCCTATTTGCCCGCTTGTATTTGTCATTACCTCGAATTCCCCCGCGTATCGAACGCCAGTAATTGCAGATCCAGAAGCCACGCTTCCGCCAAGAGACATAGTGCCTGTATCCAGAGATACGGTCGCGTCAGCGGTAGCAAGATCAAAGAATTTCAGGCCGCCGTTGGAATCAGGGTTAAGCAACTGAGCCGTGAACTTCGCCAAGACACGAATATCGACCGGCACAGTTAGGGCATACGTTTCGCGCGCCGCCGAGCTCACGGAAGTGTCGGCAATGTCTCCGGAGCGCTGTACGTCATACGGCACCCACACTTCACCGCCGCCTCGCTCTACAGGCTTCACGGCGATAAAATTGGCGCTGGAATCAGTGCGGTACGAAGCAATCCGGCGTCCGATCGCCCAGCCAGAGGGTACGTTTGCGCCAGATACGCTAGTATCGCCATATACGTCCACGGCAAACGTGGTGGTGTTGTAAATGACGAATACGTGGAAGGTTCCAGAAGTAGGCTTGCTAACCGCGTTACCGAGCCCACCGTTTCCCGTTCCCGCTACGAAAGCGGCGTCCATTCGTTTGGTGATGGAAGCGGCCAGCACAACGTCCAGCGTGTTATCCGCATTACGACAATACCCCGCCGAAATATCCAAGTCGTTGTTCGCATCCGACACATTGTTGGTGACCAAGAAACCCGAGATGTACCCCTTTGGCGCGCCTAGCTTGGCTTTTTTCTTATTCCCCGAATCACTAGCGTCTGCGATCAACGCGGTATCCTGCATTGGGTCAAACGTAGCCAGCGTCTGATCATTTACTACGCCGTTGGCTAATTGATTCGAAGAGATCTGGCCGTTGAACCCGAGCGAAATTGTCCAATCGGTAAAAGTTCCGGAGCCCTCAAAAGCCTGAGATGTGACCACGAGGGCGCCCGTGCCACTGTTGTAGGTATCTACTACGGTAAACATCCGGTTCGAGGGGGCCGCAGTACGGGCAATCGTCAAGCTTTGACCAGGTACGAAGCCTTTACCGGTCTCAACCGTAAAAGCTTTAGACCCGGTGCCGACCGTATTCGAGGTCGTGCTGGTTGCACTAGTCGATAAATTGTTGATGTTCTCCGCAAACTCGTTGAGCTCGGCGCCAAAGTCCGGTAGTGCCCCTAGAAACGCATCGGCCTCTGAGGCGAAATTGGTAGGATCGTTCGTAGACGGCGGAGTTGGTAACGGAGTGATTGCAGGCATTTTACATTTCCTCTATTTCAAGATTTGAGATGGTCTTGGTCGGGTATGCCAGATTCATCTCCCACCGCTTATAAACGCCCAAGATTAAGAGCGCCTCAAAGTAGTCGTCTGTGTTACTGTCGTCCAAACCCGAATAAACCGCCGGTACCGCGTTCAACTCGGAACGAGCTGCCCGGATTGTATTTGTTCGGGTCTTGTCGGCCCATACTTCCACGTCAATTTTCGGGATAGATCGGCGCTGGGTAATTTGTACTGTGCCATCGAAATCCCGATCGATTCGCGAGAAATTAAGCTCTTCGTTCGTAGCGTTATAAACCACTTGGCCAAGGTACACCTGGTTACCGATAACAACCGCTCCGCAGCTTACCGTTCCGGTCGTAGAAGATAGCTCAATTTCCAAAACGCCATTAGTGTACGGCGGCAAATCAAACTTAACAATAGACGGAATCGAACTAAAAGGCTCGAAGAAATAGTCGTACCAATCTAATACTTCTCGGGTGTTGAGATCCTCGGTAACCGTATAAACGATGTCTACGCCGCTAGTCATAGTCAAAGTGATGCTCTCGGCGGACATGCCGAATACGCCAATCGAATCGATACGCTCCCCAGGCGTCAGCTCAACAATAAGCGGACTAGGTGAAACGGTCTGGGTGTTACGCAGCGTATCAAACATCGCGAATTTATTGGTCGGGCCAATCTCGACCCAGCGAGTCGGTGTGGCCAACGCCGCATCGACCTCCGGCAACGTGGCATCCACGCCAGCCTGAATGTTCTCGTAGATCATGTGAGTCGTATCGCGAGTAACCTGATCGCCCACGGAATAATTCGTGGCCGCGTTCCAAGACTCTTCCGGCGGCGTAGCGTACACGTCTGGTTCGTCTACCGTAGACGAAGTGAGTATCGCTTCCGCATCGGTCAGCGAGCGAATTAAGGGTACGATAACTCTCACTCTAAAGCCTCCGTAACAAGGGCGTCTCCGTTCGGACTCAGCAATTCTAGCCTATCTGCGGTGCGTTTGGTGTAGATTGCGGTACGATTAGTGCCCGATACCACGGCTTGCAATTCTTGACGCAAAGCGCGGATCTCGGCAACCATCGAAGCGCCCCCGCCCATCATGTCTCGCAAGTCACTGTTGGAGTAGATACGGGAAGGGCCTGTAGCTTCCAGCTCGGGGCCGCGCTCGCCTACGATACGAAGTCCGCCGGAGTGCATGCCCCCATCTGCAAACATCGGGAAACGGGCATTGGCCGTGCTGGCGCCGTAGTTCTGATACAAGCCTGAATAGATTTGATAATCGGAACGGGTGCGGAACTCTTCTACGCCTCGCATCGCATCTAGCAGACCGTTGACCGCGCCGGTCGTATTCTGGAACGCTTGGATTAAGGAAGGGAATACTGCCGCTAGATCCAGGCCTTCCTTGGTCGTGAAATCGATGTTTTTGCCCAGCTCGACCAACTCTTCGATAGAGCCCGGTACGGACATCTCCAAGCTTTCAAATAGCTTGGCCAGCTCCGCTTGTTGGATGGCGCTACGCTCTTGTGCCGACAGGAACGGCATGAGCGATTGATTCACGCCGCCCTTAAGTTGATCGATGGACTGCGTGAAAGCCGCGAACTGCTCGCGCAGGCCGAACAACGCCGTGAAGGTTTTGATGCCTTCCTGGGTGGACTTATCTACCGCCTTCAACGCATCGTCAAACTGTTTCAGCGTACTTGGTAAGCTAGCAGCGCCCTGTTCCGTAAAGCCTTCTGCTAAGCGATCACGAGTTTGGATCAGTACGCTACCTACCGTCTGCACCGAAGTCGTCAGCTTCTTCACGAAGTCTACTTGAGCCTGGCCGGCCAAACCCGTAGCCGTGGCTACCTTGGCGGCTTGGTCTACCGTGAGCGAGTAAACGTCCGCGAGCTGGGCCTGCTCGTTGTTTAGCCCGACGACCGCGTTCATCATGCCTAGAACTACAGCCTTGTCGGTGGATCGAGTAAATAGCTGTTTCAGGGCGACCGACAGAGGGCTCGCCTTAATAGCTTGCACCATGACGATACCCAGAGCGCTATCGACATACTTCTGGAACGCCTGGTCGTCGTCTTTACCGTATACCTCAGTGAAACCGAAGCCCTTGCCGTTGATGGCGCCGGAGAACTGGCCAATCGACTTTTTACCGGTCTTGGTATAGAAGCCGGATTGCGCCGATAGCTTGGCGATCACGCCCATCTGATCAAGGAAGCCGCCAAGCTGGGTCAGCAAGGCCTCGTTGACGGAACCAATTGCCGCTACGTTAGAAGCGTCGAATTTCTTGGCCCCGCCCTTGCCTACTGCGGTTTGCAGATACTTGTCGGTCGCCGTGGTGTAGGTGCCTGTAACCGCCGCGCCGATACGGGGATTCTTGGTTTTGCCGCCAAAAGCGCTACCCAGCGCGCCGCCCAGGAACGAGCCGATAGCGCCGCCCACGGGGCCGCCTAGAGCCAAGCCAATAGCGGCACCGCCCCCTTGGAACGCCGCCCCTTTGAGATCCCCCTTAAGAAGCGAGAACGCGGCCGGCACGAAAGCAAGGCCCGTTGCAATCTGGCTGGAATATTGGCCAAGGAAACCGCCGAGTTTATCCGCCAAACCCCCGTTACCGTTCGATAAGAATATGCCCAACTTCTCGATCGAGCCGACCACGTTGGTGTTGAGCGACGATAAGCCTTCGCTTACTTTGCCGAATATATCGCCCCCTCCCCCAGCGGCAACGAGACCCGTTTGGCCAGCGAAGGCCGAATCCGTGATACCGAGAGAGCCTAGACCGCCTAAAACGGCTTTCAGCGGCCCCGCGATAATACGCTCGATAAAGGGCTGCACAAAAATGGTTTTGAGCGTGCGAAGAGCCACGTCCTTGAAATTCTCAAGGAAAGACTTGCCGTTCTCGAAGCCATCGAACAGGGCGTTACTGATCGTGCGAGAGAGGCTTTCTTGAATCCGCTTGAACTCGGCAATCTGCGCATCCGCAGCGGCTTTAGCGGCCTTCTTTGCGGCCTCCACTTCGTCCTTGTACCGCTCGATCTCGGCAGCCTGGCGAGCGTCGTCCTCAATCTCGATCGATTTGATGACTTCTTTGATTTTTTCGTCCTCGGCTTCTTTTGCCCGCTTAGCCTCTTCCTTGTACCGGGCAATCTCGGCAGCTTCTCGCGCTTCGTCCTCAATCTCGATGGACTTCATCACTTCTTTGACTTGATCGTCATAAGACTTTTGGCTGGCCTTGATCTCGCCGCCCATCAGCTTTTTACGCAACTTGTCCAAGGCTTCGCCCAGCTCAAGCTGAGAGATACCTTCACGCTTCGCAGCGGCAATGATGGCTTCGGATTGCTTGACGTACTCGGCTTTCTGCGCACTGGTGAGCTTCAAGTCTTCGGTCAAGGACGAGAACGTGGCGATATTCTTGTTGACTGGCTCTTCCAGCTTGGCGCTGGCCTTGGTCAAGAGGTCATAGGCGGCTCGAAGCTTCTCGGACGTACCGCGAGCCGCTTCCTGTGCGCGAGTCTGGATCAGTTGCGTGTTGGCCACACCAAGACCGACTAGGCGCTGTTTCTCCATGGCCGTTGCAACGGTGGGATCCTTGGCGATAGCCTGGTAGCGCTCACGCGCTTGGGTAAGCTGAACGATTTGCTCTTGAAGCTGCGCGGCCTTCGACTTTTCCTCGGCCATCGGGTCGTTAATGTTGATGCCCTCTTTGCGCAGGCGGTTCTGGCGTTCCAGCTCGTCATTGATGGATTGCAAGGCGGGCGTCATGCCGCGTGTCTTGTTCATCCACTCGACAATCTTGTCGCCGAAGAGAACCACGAGGCCGATAGCGATACCGATTGGGCCGCCCAGGAAGGCTACTGCCGAGCCCATGGCGCGAAGCGCGGTACCCGCTGTAGCGGCTGTCGTAGCCAAGCGGGCTTGCGCGGCCGTAAGGGCTGCGGCTGCACGAGCGGCGTTCGTGGTCGCGGCGGCGTTGTTGTTCAAGGCAAGCGTAGACGCACCAGTAGCGGACGCTACGCGGTATTGTTCTTGCGCCAACAAGACAGCCGCTTGGGCCAGTTGCACCTTCTTGGCGCGGGCGGCTGTATCGGCAGCGATAGCGGCTTGTTGCGCCCTGACCGTCTCGTACATTGAGGCCGTCAGACGACCGAACGCAATGGCGCCCACGGCTAGGCCGGCTTTGAGTAGCAGATCTAGTGAATCGGCTAGGCCGATAATGCCCCTCTGCAATAGCTTGGTCGCGCCTACGCCCTTATCCATCTCGCCCAGGAAGAGCTTGATATTGTTCATCAGCACGACGAACGCGCTGGACACGGTGCCTACTTCTTTGACCTGCTCTCGCAAGCTGGCTAAGTACTTAGGATCGGAAAGTGCGGTAGCCAGAACGTCCGAAGTGAGCTTGCCTTGGGACGACATATCCTTGAGCGCACCCACGGTCGTGTTGAGCGACTTGGCCAACTGACGCATGATGATTGGGGCGCCCTCAGAGACCGCCAAGAACTCTTGCCCGTTGATACGGCCGGAGCCGAACGATTGGGAGAGCTGTAGCATGACCGAGTTGGTTTCCTGCACGGTTGCATTGGACACGCGTAAGGATAGGGATACGGACTCGGCAATCTTGGAGATGTCACTTTGAGACGTGCCGAAGTCTCGAAGGTTTTGCGTTAATCGAGCGTATAAAACGCCCACGGCGCTGATATCTGATTGAGACTGCCGAGCGATGCGAACGACATTGCCGTAGGCCTCGGCGTATTCATTGGCGGTACGTGCGGAAAGCTTAAGTTGGGCGTCGAACTTCTTATACTCGTCCAACGCTTTAAGGACTTGGGCGCCGCCTACGGCAGTCAAGAGACCGCCGAAAGCGCGCTTGGCGATACCGACAGACTTGTCGATACCCTTCATGGCCCTATCGACCGAGCCACTGGCTTTATCCATGTCGGCTTGAAGCCGTGCGATATTCGCCAGTAGCTTGATCTCTAAGGTTCCGACATTCATGCCTATAGGCCTCTCAGCGTAGATTTGATGTGCTTTGCCATCTTAACCGGGTCATTCTCAACCACGGTGTCGGGAGGCGGGCAATTCGCTTTGACCGCTACACGCATCTGAGTCAGATACTCGATTGATGCGGTTCGCAGTATTCTAGCTTCCCACGGGCGAATGTCAAAGCCTATTACGTCTTTATACGCCTGTATTTCTTGCCACCCTATCGGCGACTGCCCCATCTCGCTATTTACAATTGGGCCAATCTCCAACAAAAGGTCAAACAGGTAATGGAGCTCGTAATGCGGCCATTTTACTTCTTTGCCGGCTTCTTTAATCTGCTCTAGCCTGGTAGTTTCGCTTTTGTCCGGCAATACGTTAAGCCACACGTACAACCGGACATACCGAAACAGATCCCGAGCTAGGCCGGCATAAAATTTTCAGTCTTGGATAAGTAGCGATCAACTTGATCCGTGATGTACCGAAGCTTGGGGTTCGTATAAAGCGCGAACGCATCGGTTACAGGGAAGTTTTCAATCTTAACCGTGACTGCCGCCAAAAACTCCGCGGTATCCTTCAAGTTTTCTTCGGCTGCGCGACGATCGGAATTGCCGCGCAAAAGCGCCACGGATCGAGCTTGGACGTTCATATCCAGACGATGCTTGGCGCGAATGAATTGTTGGGAGCCTGGCCCGTAAAGCGTAATCGTCACGGGGGCGCCGTTGTATTCGAGATCCCCGCCTTTTGGGCTTTCGACGGTCATTACTGCGGTGTCCAAGGTCTCGAAAAGGGAAAGGTCGTTATTGTCTTGCTCTGGTTTTGCCATGATAAGTCTCCGTTAAAAATCTCCGTGGAAGGTTGGGGCGCGGTACGGAGGGAACCGCTCGTCGGCCCGAAAGCCCTAGCCCCAAAAGCTTGATTAGGTCGCCAGCGACTCTACGATACCTACACCGCTGGAACTGGTGGTGATGCCCAGCTCGACGGTGACCATGCGGATTGTGTCTACGGTCGTTGCTTGCTTGACCACGGACATGACCTTCGCCTGGAAGTAGTCGATGTCGCCATTCGGATAGGTGGCCTCGAAGGCGTAGTCGTTGTCGGAAGTCAAAGCCGACTTCAAGAGGATCATGCCCGCGTCGTCGCTGTCGTAGCCAATGACGAGAGACTTGTTGCCCTCGTTGAACGAGCCCTTGAACTTCTGAGTGCCTCGGGTATCGATAGGGTTGAAAGTGACCTCGGCGTACACGCGACCATGTTCGCCCGCATCTTCGATATTGCCGATGTTGGTGTAGGTCAGAGCGGAATAACCGGCTACATCAAACGTAGCTGGCACACCGGCCGAGATAGCGATAAGGGTTCCTGCGGTAGTTCCGACTGCCATGATATGTCTCCTAAGTCAAAAAGTGAGTTCGACGCCTCGCACCTGCGCCTAATATGCTATACGAAAATCAATGACTTGGTAAGTTATTCCTGCCTCGTCATCGCGCAGATCCGGCCCAACCAATTCCTTGATGCAGCTATCGACGTAAACCCCGTTGTAGGTTCCCTGCCGATGGTTGCATGCGTCTTCGATCAACTTGCGTAACTCTTTGGCTCGCCCGTAATCGGAAGCGGTCAAACCCTTCACCGCCAGGGTGATCTGGACTCGCGCGCGCCGCTTTAACGTAGTGAGGCCTACTGAGGTCTCTTCGACCTCTGATATCAGGGCGTAGGAAAGCGCCGGGAGCGTCGCATTGAGCGGCATTACACTTGGGTACATACGAGCCAATGGGATTTGCGCGGTAAGGGGCGCATGCGCCTTCATTATCGCTAGTATCGCTTTTTCAGCGTTCATCAGTCGTCTCCCCCGCCATCTGGCGTATTGATGCCCCGCTCGTTGAGCTTTGCCCGTACCTGATTGGCCACGGCTTTCACGGCTTCGTCGGCTTTGTTGTCCAGAGCAGGCCGCATAAACGGCTTTGCGCGAGCCCCTGGGTGGAAGACTCGGGGCGTCTCGATGACCTTGCCATCACGAGTGGTAAATTTAAGGAGCTTGCCAGGCTTAGCATTGATCATGTGACCGACAGTACCGAACTCGACCCAATTCGCGTAGAAAGCCCGCTTGTTACCTGCAACTACGGTGGCGGTAACCTCGCCCTTCTGGGAGCGGGTAGTAACGCGGGTGCTATGGCGTAAATCTCCATCCTGTACCGATACGTTGGCCTTGGCTTCATTCGCGATGACGCGGGCGCCCTTACGCATCGCAGAGCGCATAATGTTTCGCTCTATTTTGGTCGGCAGCTCTTTTAGAGCCTTGGCCAAAGCCTCGCCACCGGTGATGTTGATGTTCCTAGCCATTGCGCAAATACGCCTTGATGTCTGAGGCGGAGGCTCGGTGGATGTAGGTACAAGTAAACTGCAAAGGCTCGTTCACGCCGACCGAAAGCCGGATGCTTATGACGTTATCCGGTAGACCAAACTTTTCGCGTAGAAAGTCCATGACCTCTTGTACCGTTGTTGCTTTGTTGTTGGTCATTCTGAGTAGTCCTCGCACATAAATTCAAGCGCTTCTTTGCGGCCAATCTCGGCCGGCTTCGAGACGATTTGCAAGACGCGGTTATCGCGGTCTAGAACAATGATGCGCATGTTGGCCGTTATGTTGGGGTTGTATCGAGTACGAACGCGACATGGCCGTTTCAACAAGCGAAGGTCTTGCTTGGTCTCTTCCTGCATGCGGCTGGTTATATCGGTGATCTCCGCGAAGGTTTCCCATGCGATCGTCCAGGTGTTGCCTACCTCGCCGCCCCAATCGCTATCCTCTCCGGCAACCGGCGCTTCGATACGAATAGGCGTGTCAAGTGACCCGATGCGCATTACATCCCCAAGCCAAGACGGTAGGGCTGCAACAGCGAGTAGACGCCCATGGGCAACGAATTGAACGAGATACGGGTGGTGCCAACCTGATCCTGTTGGCGGTTCTCATACAGGTTCGCGATGATCAGGTTCAAAGCGGACTTGATGGGCGCTGGGAAGGGGTAAGTATCCGGGCTCTCGCCGTTGGTATAACCGACCACGGCCGTAACAATCACGGGATTCACCGTGTCTTGGATCTCCGGCCATTGCTGATTGTATTTGAGATAGAGCTTGTTCGCGAACGTATCGACGCCGTACACGGTCGTC